TGTAAATGCAATCTCTGTTGAAGGGATGATGCCTACTGTCATATCGGAGACTTCGTTTACTCCGCCACCCTTCTTAGCGGCATAGGGATAACCCTTGAAAGAGAACTTTCCGCTATGTCCGTCAGGTGTTCCGTTGCCATCCTCGCCAAACCAAACAGCAAAGTAGCCTTCTGTTCCTTCGAGTGCCTGAACTGTTGCAAAGTCAGAAGGGGTATAGTTAGCGGCGAACTCGATAGCTCCGCCCGTGTCCTTGATGCCAGGGATATAAACCCTCATGGGATCACTGAGCGTTGTGGCGTCAAGATTCTCCGGCGGTTCGATCATGTCAGGGTAGTCCTTAATGTCAAGCAGCTTTGCGTAAGTAGTACCACCATCGGTTGAGTGCATAAGGTACGAAGCATAAGTATTTAATGCCATTTTTCTGTTACCTCCTGGTATATATAGTATTATTATAATCTACCGTTGCCGTAAAAGTAGCGGTGATCCTATAATTTGAAGCGTTGTTGATATTGCTTGAAGGTCTGCATGAAACCATGTTGAAGTTCAAGGAATAAAGTGTATCTATCACTATTTGAGCAATATCTTCGGCTTCGGTTTTCTTGCCTTCCGCCTTGTTTGAATAAACATCAACGGTTACGGTAATATCTCTGAATTTGTCGATCTTTGAACTGTCTCTTGTATCGTATCTCGTACCATCGTCGGATAATACGATAGCAACGCAAGGAAACTGAGCAGGTGCATAAACAAACGCATTAGTGATTCGGCAATCGGGATAGCTTGCGAGTACCGCATTAGCCACCGTTGTATAAATCTCTCTAAACTGTGTAAATAAGTTCATACAAATACCTGCCTTGCTATTGTTGGGATCTGTGGTTTAATCGCCTCTATCGCGTTGTAGATCGGCATATAGGCGGGTGTACCACAAGATATAAGGTTGTGGGCAACAAACCAATATTTGTTATTGCCTTGACCTTTTCCGTAGCTTCCTATTCCCGTGTCAAAAGACACCTTTTCAGCAAGCGGGTTATTACGCCCGCTACTGTTATGATAAATACCTGCACCAAACTCGATAAAAGCTATCTCACCGCCGTTTTCCTCTACGATTACGGAATTGCCTTTTGCGTAAGAAGCATATATCGGTATTCTCGGCGTTGCCTGATGCGTTGATATATCTTTCAGGTCGTCGCTAAAAGGTATCTGTGAAAGGTTTTCGGCTATCATATCGGCAAGCATAGCAGCAACGGTTTCGCAAAGTAAATTTGCCTTCCGTAACCACTCAGCGCGAACCTCTTTCAGGTCTGCTATTGCATCCCTGATAGATTTTGCGTCTCCTACGTCAATATGAATCGTTTTCACGATACATTAACCTTCCTTATAGCCACGTTCACGAAGTTAAGAGATTTAGCAACCTTTACAACGATATAGTCATAAGGCGTGTCTGTTTTCCCCGTTTCTTCGTCTATGTCGGGAACTACATCAACCCAAAGTATCGAGCCTATTTCAAGAAAGTTCTCGCCAAAATTCAGCGTTATTACCTTGTCATAAATCTCGTTTGCGCCGAATAATTGTGTTTGTGCTTCGCCGGATGCTGCCGTAATAACACCTTCTGCCTTTACAGGATCAGAATAATTAAAGGTATCTTCGACGTAGTTTCCGTCAGCGTCTTGCGACATACCTACGCTTAATAAATCAGCGTAATAAAAACTCTGTCTGTTTCTCGTCATGCTACGCATTAGAAACCACCCGCCTGACTTGTTATCCTTGCCCTTAAAGAGACAGGAATATCAGCAGCCTCGAAATGACGATGCGTACCGCCTTCAACGTGTATGTTTTCGCCTTCCGCACCCCGCTTATTCAGCATATATACCGCAATCTCAATCTGTTCGTAATCGTACTTTTCGGGCATATCCTCTGTACCATCCCCGAACGGATATACGAGATTTATTACCGCTTTTTCGGCGGCGGCAAGGTAAGTGTTAGCGATAGCATCCGAAGTAGTATCGCTGCTATCAAGCATCTGTCTTAATATTGCTAACTTCTGTTCGTTTGTCATATCGCTAACCCTTCCTTTGTCTTACTTTTCGGACTTATCGTCCTTTTCCTTTTTTGACTTCTTTTCAACGGGTGCTATGTCAGCAGCCTTCGTGGTCTTGCCTTCCTTAACCACCGTTGCGTTGCGTCTGTGTAAAAGCATACCCATAAGCGTTACCTATCACTTAACAACGATCTTGATAGCCTTTGAGCTGTCATAGAGGTAGCTGCACAGGTGTTTGTCAGCAGTAACTACGGTTGACTTGTTGATAATATCCCTCTCAGCCTCAACGAGTGTATCTCTCTTTGTGAAGATACGGAGTGCGCCAGGCTTAACGATATAAGCGTTCTCCTTGCTCGAAGCCTCTTTGAGCTTGTTGGAGATAACGACCTGACAACCCTGAACCATACCGACTACGCCCTTGATAGCAATATCAGCAGCAATATCGGAAGCAGGAAGCCAGCCGCTTGTCTTGCGAAGGTTTGTGTACTGTTTAGGTGAAACGAGAAGTACCTTAACGCCACCCTCGTCAATGTCCTCGCCAAAGAGTTCGAGTGCGTCGGCAATATCACCGAAAGCGAGTGTGCCAGGTGTACCTGCGGTGTGTACCATAGGTGATGTGATACCTGACAGTACGTTAAGTGTAAGGTTATCAATCTCGGAAGCGATAGAAAGTGCGAGCTGCTTTGCACCCTCGCCCATAGGATCGCCATAGCCTGAAAGAACAGCCTCGTCCGTAATCTGAATACCGTTGCCTACCTTGTAGATTGTAGCGGTAACGGGTGAAGCGGTGAGCTGCTGAATCGGAATGTCTGCGCCTTCTGCGACGATTGTACTATCTCCGATATACGCATAGCTCGGAAGACTTATGGTTGAGCCAGGTCTGCCTTCGAGTGTCTTGTCGATAGTAGCAAGGGGGGCGAATCTCATGTAGTCAACGAGCTTCTTTTCGATCATGTCTGCGAGTACCTGGGGGTTTACCAGGTTAGTAAGCATTGTAGCATTGGGATCAAGTGCCATAATTTTGTTTCTCCTTTATAAGTTTATTTTGATAGTTCGTTATAAAGGTCAGGGTTTGAATCAAACAATTTTACTCTTTCGGAGTAAGACATTTCGTCAAACTGCGCCTTTGTAACCGTTTTGTTTCCGTCCGTTGCTTTGCCTGCGGGCGGTGTGGTCGAAGCCATAGCCTCGCCTTTTGCAATCTTCTTCACATTCTCGATCACGGTCTGCTGATTCTTAAAGACGGTAGCAAAGTCGCCTTTTTCAAGTGCTTCTGCGGTTTCGGCAGCAAGGGAATCGTCATAGCCTATTGAAATGAACTTTGCCTTATTGTCGGCAATATTCTTTTCTCTCTGTAAGGTTTCTGCCTGCTCCTTATACTGCTTCAAAAGCGCTTCATTTTCAGCCTTTGCCTTTTCCTCGTCGCTCATACGAGCCTTTAAGTCTTTTTTGGTCTGTGCGAGTTCCGAAGCGGTCTTGTCAAATACATCCTTCTTGACATAGCCGGAGTAATCAGGATCAGCAAGGGTATATCCCTCTAATGCCTTGACCTTTTCCTCTGCGGTCATGTTCTCGTAACCTTCGATCTTTGTTGTGTCGATGTTTGCCATAAGTTTTTCTCCTTGCGTTTAGAGTTCTCTCTCATAATAGATTTGTGTTTGTTTGCCGGAGTTCTCTCTCCGTTTGTGTTTATTTACCGTTAGTTCTCTCTAACGTGTATATAATCAGCTTTCGCCGTTATTACCTTTTGTCTTTTCAAGTACGGGCATTAGCCAACAACGGCATCCGTAGTGTTTTTCGGGCAATTTATCTATATCAAATATCTTGCCGTCCCTCGCACCGCACTCGGCACATACCTTTTCATCCTTTTGCGTTTCCCAACGCACACGCCTTATGCCGTTTTTCCTAAAAGTCTCTATCCTTGTGTTATCAACAACAGAAATTGCATATTGTTTTGTCTGCGTATGCCACAAGTTCGCAAACTTTTTCAGTTCCTTGCGATAGTTGAGCCTTAACCCCGCTATCACCGCCGCTATCAAGGCTTCTGCGAGCCTTGCCCTCTTTCTGTCTGCTTCGTTCTCGTAAACATATCCCGTTGTCGGGTTATATGCTGCGAGGATCGCCGCTATAAATGCCTCGTCGGTCTTTAACGGTTTTACCGCTATTCCCGTCAGTTCCTTTATATCTTCGGAGGCTTCTTCCGATGCCTCTTTCGCTATCTTGATGTAAGCCTTCTTATTACTCTTTAACAAGCGGCTTACCATTTTTTTAGTCAGTACCGTTATCCTGGGCGCTGACAGTTCATCGAACGCAAGAACGTCAAGGTAATTGACTTCTTTACGAAGCTCCGTTACCAGTACCGCTATCAGCAAGTCCGTCAGTTCGTACTGTTTCCGTTTCCGTTTCCGTTCCGCCATTGTCAATTACCCCGTCCTCGTCAGGTCTATCTTCAATTTCCCACTTTTCAAGCGTTTCCTTGTAATGTTCTTCACTAACGAGATAAGCATTTTCGGGATCGCTGAAAAGTCCACAACTCTCGAACGCAAGTTTAGGGTGAACCCTGGGCGTGTTAAGCATTTCGCAAAGAACTTGTGCTTTAACCTGCAAATTCTCATAATTCGTTCTCGGTGACTTGCAATCAATTTCGGTAGGGCGAAGATTAATGTTATCCTTGCCTACCGTCTTACATATCTTCAAAACAAGTTCAAGCATCTTGCGCTCTGCACCCTTAAACATTGTCTCCGAAGATTTAGCTCTCGCTTCCGCCTGCGACCATCCGTTCTGAATCAGGATAGCTCCGTTATTAGCTGAAATAGACGAGCCGTTGCCCTGGACGGGCATACCACAGATAGTAAGGATATTCCTATAAATATCCGTTTTCGTAGTGTTAGCGCCGTCATAGGAATAGTCTGTCTTTACGCTATCAACATCAGCAGGCGCGCCGTCGATAGATTTCAGTTTGATAGCACCGTACCTACGCAGGTTTTCAAGTCCATCTCCGTCAAGCTCACAGTTAATAAACTTCAAGAAACTCTGTATCTGCTGCTCTACGCCGTCAACATCGTTTGAAGAAATACGGCTATAAGCATCAAGAAGGGGAAGGACTATCTCAAAAGCGCCTAAACGTGCGTTGTTAGCCGGATATTCATAAATCGGGATCTCGCCTAACGGGTTAGGTTTTGTTGAAAAACCCGTAATAGTAGTCGTTCCGTTATTCTCGGTCTTTTCTCCAAATGTGAAGATATAGTCTTTCGTATATACAACGAAGTTCCTTATCTGACCGTCCTTTTCGCTGATGGTATAGGTAACACCCGCAAGCCTTGTTTTCTTAAATGTCGAAGAATAGATAACAAATGTCGTTCTCGGATCAAGGGTAAAGAGATCAAAAGGTGCATCACCCTCGCCTACATCGGCGGGGTTGTTCGCCTGGACGTATCTGTATGCAGTACCGCAGATATGATTCCATTCAATCACTTCCTGATCCTGAGCCTGCTTGCCTACCTGATTCATATACCCGTTCAAGGTGTTTACCTCGTCCGTCTTATCGTTAAGTGAAACATACTGAAAAGGCTGATTGAGTAAATATCCGACCTTGAAGCTGACTATCTCATTAGCGAAGTTGACTACGACCTTATTATTGATCTCAGGGCGTACGTCTTTGACACGCTCCAAAATCGGCTGTTTGCCCTTGTAGTAGTTGTAAAGGTAATTTATCTCGGTCTTGTTGGCAACGTGAGCAGGGAACGCATCCTGAACGACAGAAACAACATTGTCAGCCGTGATAACGCTTTCGTCGGTATATATAACCCTTCTGCCGAAAAGGGCATGACCGTAGCCGTTGTTTGTTGTGATCTCGTTCTCGTTATCTGCCATGCCAAATTACCTCAATAGGAATTGTAAACCTTGCCATTTCCTCGCTTTACAATTAGAAATTGTAAACTTCGTTATTGTCCTACTTTACAATGTTGTATATTTATAAAATATCAAAATCTTGTGTTATGTCAACATAAAAACACAAGATATAGGGTGAAACGAAAAAATATAACAAGAAAAGAGAAGATATAGTAAACCCCGCAACGTGAGCAGTCGTTACGGGGTTTCCAAAGAAGATAGGAAAGAAAACAACACGGAAAACCTATCTTTTTTCAGATTACCACGGACGCTTGAAAAATTCAACTTTGGTACTGACGGGGCGTTCTATGAAGTCAGCAGCCATAGCAAGCGAATCGGGTGCGTCGTCATGCTTATTATGCCCCGTAACACGGAAAGAGTAAACATTTACCATGAAGGTTTTATAGGCTTTTGACCTTTTGTTTTCATCCAGGAAGTAAAAAGTCCTGATGAACGGTGCTTTGTCGAAGATACGCATTTCCTTTGACTGATTATTCGGTGCGGTCTTTGACATAATGTTTATCTTTATGTCCTTTTCTTCCAAAGCACGCTCGACTTCTTCCTTATAGCTCATAGTCATTTTGTTACACTCGAAGCGGACGGCTTGCACACCGTACTTTATGATCGCTTCAACTATCAACTTCTGCGTTACGGTCTTATCGCCGTTGTCATAAACAACGTCAGGGATATATACCGAGCCGTCGCTATACTGATAAACGACGGGGGAAGCGGTATAGTCGCCACCGCCGAATGACGGATCAACGACCATAAACTTACGGACTAACATATCATCAGGGGGTAATTCGCCGTTGTAGTAGTTCATATCGCCCGATTCAAAGACAGTTCCTTCTCTTTCTATCGGCTCGCCCTGATACTGTGCGTTCCACGATGCAATATCCTGATTGTATTCAAAAGAGGCTCTACGAGATAAGTAATACTCTGTCGTGAAGCCTACGCCGTAATCGTAATCAAAATTAGATTGTTCGTTTTCATCAAGAGCAGGAATATTGATTACTTTTCTTCTGATATGCTTATTTTCTTCCCTGTCGAGAACCTCTAAACGAAGTCCGATAGGATCTCCGTTCGCCCACCTTGTGCCTTCCCAAATGAATTTTGTCTTGTCCTTGCCTCTCGTAACGAGGTTGTTATCAACTATCTGCCAAAGAGATACAAGCCTGTCCTTGTTGATTGCTTCGTCAATGCCGGACACAAGATCATCAGAGATTATCCAACCCGTAGCGTCGCAAGCACCGTTTAGCGTACCGTGAACAGACCTTGCCGTAACTGACGGATAATGTTTCAATCTGCCTATATTGATAGTCAAATCTTTACCATCCGTCAGAGGCTTGCCGTAGCCGAACTGATAAAATATCTCATTCCAACGGTATGTAACGTTATCTGTGATAACTTCGAGGCAGCCGTCGTAAAACTTGTTCGTAATCTTATCGGAATAAGCCGAATACAGATTGCTCGCCTCGCTATCCTTACCCATTTTCCATGTCATAGCAAAGATCATCAAGGTAGATTTACCCGTTCTCGGAGGCTGAGATAAGAACAACTCGTCTAACTTATCATCCTCTAACTCCTGTATAGCGTCGGCAGCAACCTTTAACACCTTTCTTCGGGGTAAATAGAACCTTTCTTCGGGTTTCCTGTTCCACTCCAATGCAATCATATAGGAATCAAAGTCGAAAAGTGCCACTGCCGTGAAAATATCCCGTCTTAATTCGTGAAAATCAGAAGAAAGTGATAAATCGTTATTGACATAAGCCTTGTTCTGTGCTTCAAGAGCCTTTTTCTCTAACCATTTAAGTTTAGCAATATTAAACTTTGTGTCTTGAAGGCAAACGTCATAATAATCACGGTACGGCTTGATGTTATCCGTACCTTTTTCTATTACACTCTCAATTATATTTAACAAGTCAGACATTAAGCACCTTCCTGCGGCGGTAAGACGATGCCGTTATCCTGGGCATACTTCATATACTCGGCTTTAAGAGCATCCTCGTCGATCTCAGGAGCTTGTTCGGGCATAGCGGCTTCGATACGGACATTATCAGCGAAGCCGTGAAGGTTTTTAAGCTGAAATATCGCCATGATGTTATCGAGATTACCGTATAACGCACCCGTACTTATCTGATCCGCAATAAGGTCAGAAACCCTGGTTAGGAACTCCGTACTTGCGTTGCTATGTTTCCGGCAATAGTCCATCACCCTTGTTCTCGTCAGTCCCAACCCGACAGAGCAGTAAGAGAGTATCGAAGGCGGGTTGCCTGCGACAGCGCAAGCGTTAAAGTAGTCTCTTGTCCGTTCCATGACCGCCTTGCAATCGTCAAGGTCAACGGCAGCAGCGTTCTTTAACGCCGTCCGATCTATCAGTCCGATTTCTTCATCAATAACCCCTGCCAAACGCAGAAGGTTTTGAGCAACGGCTTCTGACTTTTCCGCTTTCTCCAAGAGTTTAAGATTCCGCTTATTCACCGCAGGACTTTCTTCATCCCTTAGACGTATCTGCTTGTCGATAGTCATAAGAGCCGCCATATCGTCAGATTTCAGTTTCGGCTTCTCCTGATTAGTGTTTCCTTTCTTAGCCATTATTATTTACCCGTATAAATTTCTTCCTCTTGTATTTTCTCGGTATTCTGAATATCTCGCCCGTGTAACTGTCCCTGGTAATATGATGCTTACCCTTAAACTCCCTGCTGAGGATCTTCGCCCTGCCCTCGCCTACTACATACATTTGCTTCAAACCCTGCGGCGGTTTAGGGTTATAAACGATGATCTGATAGCCTAATGCCTTCGCTACCCTATACAATAGTCCTACGGCTATATCTTTCCGCCTCATTACTTTTTCCGTATCAAGCGTATAGGACAGTCCGACACGATGCGAAAATTCTTCGCACGTTTCGTACTCAGGTCGGCTATTTATAAAATTAGCCACTATGTATGTCGCTCTTATTCCTTTTGCCATTGTTTTACTCCTCTATTACACAATATATTCTGTTTCCGTAATTGTCAAACGTGTTCAGTTTCCCTCTTTTTCTTCTCACACGCATACATATTATCTAACTCCCAAAATATTATAATTAGTATGGAGTACCGCCTTTTTGTTTTCAAAAAAATTTTCAGGATCACGATTCTGCCGGATGCAAAAATATCACCGTTTACCGATTTTCCGTAAACGGGTTTTCTAAAAGAAAAGCAGAAAGAGAAACGAAAAGAAAAGCAGAAAGAGAAAGTACCAAAGAGAAAGAGTAAAAGAAAAGAAAAGAGAAAGAAGAAAAGAAAAGAATAAATAAACCCCCTATATTCCCCCGCCGATTTTCAACACCCCCCCTATTCAAATTTCATACTTTCGCAACTAAAATTAACATCAGCTATAACCTCCAACTGATCGCTTCTACCTTTTTAGTGTTCAAGGGGATATGCCTTATGCACTTGTTTCTATTTAGAAGATGCAGGAGCTTTTAGATACGTCTTCGCCTTTTTGTTTTAAGAGTGGGGAAAGAGCCACCCCGCCCCTATGCCCCTATTACCTACTTGCCCTGGGGGTATATCCAGGGGCTTTATTCGGTGAAATAAAAATTATACCGAATCATGCAAACACTGTATAACAGCCTTAAAACATAATGAAATAAAGGCTTTTCGGGTTTAGCTCGTAGTTCCTGTTATTCGATCTTATGCCGGATTGCATATATATACACCCTAACGCCTGATTTATACACCAAATTGATAATGATTCTCAATTTCAAAATGAATTTGATAATGGTTCTCAATTCCATTTTGAGATGTAATCAGGATCGGATGCAAACCACAAACAACAAAATATATATCACCTGTATGCCTTTACAGATCGTTACCCGTGTGATTATATTCCTGCATGATGCGAAGCGCCTTAAAACTCAAATACAGGCGTTTTAAGGGTATATATAATCATGCTATTGTTTTATGCTTTTATCCGTTTATTTGCCGTATATGCCTTATTTCGCATTTAAATGCCGTTTAAAGCGTTTTACCGCATTTTAGTATAATTTCACTACTCAATAACGCAAAGGGACTTAAAACTCAATTAAGAGCGTTTTACGGGTATATACTGCCCTGTATTTAATTGTTATTCGTTATTCCTGAGATAATAGCAGCTTTTCGAGATCGTCAAGGCAATACTATATAACATATAGTTAAATATAATATTTATATATATTAATTGATTTATAGCTTTATAGTTTAATTTTAGTGTCTAACCGTTATAGTATAGTTACGTAGTAGGCTATACCAAATACTATTTACTATCATGGTTGTAATATTTTTATCATAGAGGGTTTACCTGGCATGAATTGTTACAAAGTGCCGTGATGTATTTCCGAAAATAGCAGCGTGAAAAGATCGAAAACAGAAAATCAAAATTGACTTGATGTAAAGCACGGTTAAAAAGTTTTCTGAAAAATTCCGGCGTCATGTTTTCGGGATCGTCAAAACAAAAACGCCCGCCAAAAATTAGCGGGTTTATTCCTGGCAATATTCCGGCTGCTATGCCTGAAAAAAAGATCGGAGAAAACAGGCAATAAAAAAGGGGCTGTTATAAGCCCCTGAGATTATTTGATTTTTTTAGATGCTGAAATAATTATATATAACGGTGAAAACAGAAGGAACAAAACAAACAAAAACATTTTAAACCTCCAGGTCATTTAATATTGTTTTATCGTTATTATCGGCAGTTGCTTCCAGGTCGTAAAATTCGCCGTTAATCTCAACCGTTACGGGATAACCCGCCTTTACTGCTTCTTTGATTGCATCCATTGTGATTTTCATGTTTTTTATGCCTCCATAAGATCGTTATATGCTGCCATTGTTGCCGCTATGATTGAAAGTGTATCAATATATAATCCGCCTGCCTTCCTTGCTATCGGTGCAAGTCTATCCCGGTATGCCGTAAAAATTGCATCCGCTTCCGCTTCCTGAACTTTTGACGGGGTAAAGTTGCAAGCAATTAAACGCTTGTATATTGTCCTTGCTTCCTGGACTTCCGGCGGGATCGTTTCGGGATCGTCCGCAGGTGCTTCCGCTTCCTGCTTCTCAATTTCCTGCTTTACATCCTCACGGGATATATTTGTAAAGTGGTTTTCGTTGTTCTGTTTTTCGTTCAACGTCCTGATTGCTTCCGCTTCCTTTTCGGGATCGTCGGCAGCTTCCGCCGTTTCCGTGATTGCTTCCGGCTTGTAGTCCTTGAAATAGTCCGTTTCGTTTCCGCCTCTAATCGGGAGAACTAAAGCGCAGGCGTCGTTATTGGTTATATACATCGGGGCGTTATTTTCCTTTGAAATTTCCAGGACGTTACAATCCTGATTTACAATCGCATCATATAAATATTTTGCGTTGAAAATTGCATTAAAGCCTTCCGGCGTTGCTTCCGTTTCCGCTTCGATGCTTCCGCAAAGATCGAGCGCGGTAATGCAGTAATCAATAAAGCCCTTGCGCGTTCTAATTGCTATCATGCTGCGCCTTGTATAATCCTTTGCGCCCGTTGCCGTTTTTAGTACGCTTGCGAAGCCCTTTACATCGATAACACGGGCGTGTATATCGTTGTTCATGCGCTTATAACTTCCGCGCCCTTCATAGATTGCATCCAGATTGATATGCTGCCCGACATTAAGTTTTCTCACAAACAATGTAATCCCGTTATCGTCCGCAAGTTTAATATACTTTTCGGAGTTATATACCGTAATTAAACCCTTAAAACCGTAGTCGGCTGCACGTCCTGAGATTAAAAGCCCGTTATCACGCTCAAAAGCGCTCAAACCGTCAATGTCAACGGCTTTTACAAGCTTCTTGCGGTATGCTCTGAAACCGTCAACCGCTTCAATATAAAGCCCTTTAACGTCAATATGAATTGTAGTTAATACGGGGCGTGTTCTATCCTGAGAAACTACCGCTGCCGCTGCTTTGAGATCGTCCGCCGGGATCGTGGTAACATACTCAAAAGAATCCGCAGGGACTTTGTAAAGATCGGCATACGCTTCCGGCAATTCCTTGCCACCGTTAAAAATGCCCGTATCACCTGCAAGTGTTAAAGCATCCTTGTTATACAGTTTTTCACGCTTTGCGACGTCCTCGACGATGCCCGCAACGAATATAATAATATCGTGGTCGGGTTCGTTGCGCCTGGTGTTAAAATCGTGTGCAATAATAGCTCCGTTTTCGTCAACGTATGCGCTATTGCTAATCATTTCCGGCAGGCTGCTTTTTGTTGTGAGTGCCTTTTTAACCTGGTTTACGAGTGCTTTAATTGTGTTTTTCATGGTTTAATACCTCCGATAAAATATTTTTTAATATGATTGTGTTTTCCGTTTCCGGTGCTTCCTGGTAGTGCCTTAAAAGATCCTTATAGGCTGCTAATATTTCCGCCTGAGTGATTGTTACGGGAGCTTTATTTCTCCGCCTTGTATTTGTAATCCCTTACGGCGTTATTCATCGCGACCATATAATAATAGACTTCGCTCTTTGTGCCGGTGCAGGGGTAAACATATTCACTCCCGCCCTTTTCGTGCTTGTAAAGATAAGCTCTCCCGTACTGATAACAGATATAATAATCAATGCCCGTTGTTTCTGATAATGTTTCCGCCATGCCTTCAAGTGTCTTTTTTGTAATCGTCATATTATTTTCTCCTATCTCCCCCGCTTTGATCGGTGCGGGGGCTGCCGTTGCTTAACTTGTAGCCTCATAATAAACCGCAACGGGTAACTATTCTATTGACAATATAACCAAACCGCAACGGGTGATAATTAGTGAAAATCTACAAAAGGCAAAGCCCGCCTGGATGCTCCGGCGGATCGCTTCCGGCTGTTATGGTGTAGTGCTTTTAATATATATACTATAAGGGGTTTATCAAGGAAATTTTACAATTCTCGGTGAGATCAGGATCGAAAAAATCAAAGCTCGTTCCAGGTCGTGCCGGAAAAAATCGAGTACGATCCCGCCCTGGGGAAAATTTTTCGGGCAAGTTCCGGCTATATGTAAAGAAAATTTGAGAACAGTCGATAGTCCCCTCACGCAGTCGCACGTCCCCCAGTCGCAGGTCGATTACCGCAGTCGAGTGTCGATTTTGTATTACCAAAAATCGGGCAGTACCAGGTCGATCACGGCAGGACAGTCAAATGTCCTCTATCGGAATACATCAGGCGGAAACAGTCTTGTGTCCCTTGCTATTTTGTAACCTTTTCGGTCTATATGTTTGTGCTACTTGCACAATAGCAATTACAACCGCAAGGGTTTATAGTATAGCCATAGAACAACACGGCGCAAAGCCGGAGAAAGGAGAGAAGAACAATGGCAAAGAAGGTAGAAGAATATGTTATCCGCAACCCCGACGGGAGCAGATGTGTTTACTACAAGACCGATAAGAACAACTACTATTATTACGGTGTCTATAACGGGAAGTACGGAGAAACAATCACAAACAAGGTCAAGATCAACGAAAACACCTACAATCTTTTCAAGCCTTGCGGCGAAATGATTGAAACATAAGAAGGGAGAATAATCACAATGATTGATGAAGTATTTAATGTAATGAAATGCTTTCCTGATAGTTTTTTAAACCCGTTTGGAGAGCTGATTCTTTCGGTTAGGGGTAATGTATATTTTACGGCAAAGGAGTGTGCAACAAAACAGGATATTGTTTGTAAATTGTTAGAGTGGTGTTCAAGACCGATAGCAAAAGGTCAACCGTATCAAAGCGAAAAAAGAAATAAAGAGTGGCGTGAATCGCTTTTAATCGGATATAACGAATATCTGCAAACAAACTTTACCCAAGAAGATATGTATTGGGTTTATGACAGATTGGGTAATGCCGTAAATCACGAACTAACATTGAAGTTTATTGATAGCGGTTTTGATTTATCACTTTTATTATCAAAGGAGAAGTAAACAATGGCAGATTACATCACAACAAGACAGTATGCGGATATGCACGGCATCCCACTTGAAACGGTACGCACATGGACTAAGTGCAAGAAGATACCGTTTATCAAGGTAGGCGATTCTATAATGATCGAGCGTAGCACACCTATTCCTGCCAAGAGGAAACCGGGTGTTAAGAGTGTAGAGGAAAAAGAGATTGCTGAATTTAATCGTATGTTCAAGAGCAAGCAGTTCAAAGTCAAGATTACCAGGGCTTACTATATCAGCATCGAGGACGGCACAGGCAAGGAAGTAGCATCTGATTTTACGTTCCTCAACAAAGAGGATGCCAAGAAGATAGGCGAGCGCATGAAGAAGGAAGTCGAGGCGAAGTTATGAGCAGATATGATGAATACAAAGAGGTTCTAAAAGCCGAGGATGAAAGACGTGGGATCGCTCCTGAGAAGGGTTTTCAAAACCTTCTTAACATGACAGACGAGCAAGCAGCATCCGTAATTGAAAATATGTTTTTCGAGCCACAAGTGTTAGGTGGCAGGCATCAGGGAAAACAATATCTCTACGCCATGCGCACCGTAGCAATATTAAAGGCGATAAATAGGCTTAGGGGTATTTCCGACAATGAAAGCGAGGATAACTTATGACAAAGAGCAAGCTAAACCGCTTCGTGCAGATATGTTTTTAGGAGGTGCAATATGAGTGGTGGGAGTTATGATTACCTTTATTGTAAAGAAACCGAAGAACTGTTTTCCAAATCCTCATACATAGAAGATATGGCAGAAACGCTGGAAAAACTGAATTATCTCGATGTTGCCCGTGACATGAGGCGGTTAGCCGAATACATCAAAACGGCTCGCAATAGGGTTGAGGTTTTATCTAAACAACTCAGACCAATAATGAAAGCAGTAGAATGGTACGAAGATTGTGACATTGGAGAAGATACACTCGGAAAAGAGATTGAAGAATATAGAAGCAAGTGAGGTGAATATATGTTGTCGCCAGGATGGAATAAAGCAAGATGGATCTGTAAAGAGTTAGGTTATCATCAATACGAGCCTGCAAGTCCATTAAAATACGGAAGTTTTTGTAGAGGGAAATACGAGTGCCGTGCTTGTGGTAAGGTTGTGTTAGCCGAACAATTAAAAGATACAGATATTATATATAGCAAATGAAAAAGGGGCGGTTACTCGCCCCTTCTTTTTTGTCTTTCGTATTCCCATTCCAAAACGGCTTTTCTCGCCATAGCCATTTTTTTCGCTTCGGGAATATCAGGTTGTTTTTCCTGCTTGATCTCGGCTTTGATTTCTTCTTTTAGCCGTTCCCGTTCAACTTCTTTTTTGCTGACAATGTTTCCGTATTCATCAGCATATATCGGATCACTCCAACCGTCCTCGTTGCCTATTATCCTGTACTTGCTCATATCATTCGCCCCTTAACTTTGCCTCAATATCTTCTTTATACGGTTCACGCCCGAAGTAGTCTTTATAACACTCGCATCTGTCAGGACAATCGAAAATCCAACCGCATACCGCGCAGCGTGCGCTATCTTCGTCAATATGAAGATGCTGACAGTCCATGTTAAACATTGTTATTCTCCTTTCAATAAGTCAAAAAATGTAACTTGACCCGCGAGTGGCTTTTCCGGCATTTCAATAGGTATATTTCCGTTTGCAGCATAATTTATACGAGCGTCTGCAATAGGTAAATATTCTGCTGTCAATTCAATACCTATATATTTATACCCAGAGTTATGATCTTTGTTTTCGTACATACAGGCTTTTCCCGTGCTGCCTGAGCCGTTAAACGGATCTAAAACCGTTCCACATGGGGGGGGTGACAAGACGTATTAGATACTGCATTAAATCGGTAGGCTTAACGGTTGGATGTATATTTTTGTGTGGTGCTTTTTCACTACCATATTTACCTGAGCAAGAATTAACATCAGTAAGATAATCTCCGATACCACCTCCACCACCAACACATTGTTTTGTTTCAAAAGCCTCTAACCCTTCGTCACGATCTCTTTTGCTTGCTTTTGCACAGTAATAATACCTTGCCGCACTATCTTCTGATGTTTCAGGCATACCGCCGCACACCTCTGCCTGATCTGTTTCTTCATAGGTTAGAATTACATTTGAAGGGTATCTTCCGTAATGATCTTCAAGTTCTTTACGAGCTGCGTTTTCTACTTGCCCAAAACTTAATTTATTGATATTGGAAATAACTTTTTGTCTTTCTCCAACATCCCTAAAATCGGGGGCTGTACCACCCTTTATTAAATCATTACCTACGCGGCAATCATTTATATTTATTCCGCCTACTCCATACGTCAAAATATTTTCAATACAACTTCCCTCACACGGCTTTCGAGCAACGATAACAGGCTCATAAGCAGGTTTTAGAGCAGTACCCCAACCATCCCATTGTTTCCCTTTTGGTGTTTGATAATCGACATTTACTGTTCTCAAATGTCCGTCCGAACAATAATCAGCAGGTCTTGCACCATGTTCATGTTGCATTTTTGCAAACCCCAAATTGTCGGCAACCGCTTTTTCACCATTCAGGTTTTTAAATTCCTGAGTATTAGCACTTCCATATAACAACTTTGCTTCAACGCCTTTTCCTATATTCATAGATTTAGGAAAACCCGATCCATATAGCCACATGATAGTATCTCTGATCTCAAAACCTGCGTCCTCAATAGCAACCGCAATTCTGTGAAAAGTCCGGCTGCCGCCAAAAGCAAGAAGATAGCCACCAGGTTTAAGGACTGAGTAACATTTACGCCAAGTGTCCGCTTGAAAAGCAATACCGCTATTGTCCCAGCCTTTATTCATAAAATTGAGTTCATACGGGGGATCAGTAACTATGCTGTCTATGGAATTAGGTGCAATCACCTCTAACATATCAAGCATTGAGCCTTGATAAAGTTTATAGTCTTTGTTTTGTGAGTAAATCTTCATCAATTATCTCTCCCGGCGGAACGACATTCATTAGGGTTGCATATTTTCCCGTGATCCGTGTTCATTACGCATTTATCGCAACCATCTTCTTTAATCAGCATGGAATTGAAAAGCTCGATTATGCCCTCGCTGTTCCATAAGCTATGCGCTCGAATCTTTCTTTTAAACTTTTCTGCATCTATCTTCCTGATATTCTTCTTAGAATCGCTCATATTTGCTCTCCTATCTTTAAATGATAAATTACCCTCGTTCGCCGTTCGGACGTCATACACGCTAATTTCGTGCGAATTAAAGGTATAATCTTGCCCGCAGTCAAGTGTCGGCATACGGGCAGGATTATTCCAAGTCAGTGCTTCTTCTTTGGATGAAACTTTTTGTTGAAATTCCTTGTTTCGGGCTTAGGATCTTCAACAGGCTTTGTTTCGATCTTCGGCTTTTCGTCAGCAAGCAGCTCTCCGGCAATAAACGCTTCGTTATCGTTGAGAACGATAAAATTCTCGTATTTGTCAGACTTTTCTACGCTTTTTGCAGTAGCGATAAGAGCCTTTGCCTTACCTTCGGGGATAGTCGTCTTGACATACGCGCTTCCCGCTTTCTGAATAAAATCGACCTCGCCGTTCTGATTCACATTCAGCTTGTAGTTCATGGTTTGCCTCCTTCCTTTGCTATTTTTTCATAATTAAGATATTTCTCAATATCACCTTCTATATTATCTTCTTTACATCCAAAGTGATACTTTGTAACTGCAATCGGAAATTCTTCAATTTCGCTTGCCCAAGCAGCCTTACATCCACATCGACCATATACGAGGGGGAAACCTCCGATCCCATCAAACAAGGATGCCATAGTTAAATCTTCGCTTCCATCTTCTCGCAGCACCTTGCACATTCTTTCAGCCATCCACTGCCAAAATGGTAATGCTATCGAATTTCCCAAAGCCTTATATCTCGGAGAATCAGCGTCTTTATGTTTTTTCCCTTTGCTATCAACCCATTCGCCTATATCAGTCCAATGATCGGGAAAACCCTGCAATCTTTCACATTCTAAAGGTGTTAATCTTCTTACTATCATTTCATTCATATTGTTTATCTCCATTTCTTGTTTTGAATCTTCTATAACCATTGGAAGATTACCCCCCCCTGTTCCCATACTGGACGATAATGTTTGAAATATGCCGTCCTCTTTAATCTTCCAACGAAAGTCTTGTGCGTGATTCTCAACAACTTTCGGTTCTGTTTCTTCTTTCATCATTAACCTTTACCGCTATACATTGTGCGTCCTTGTAATCTCGGCTGCGTAGGGAGAACGCTATACCCCCCCCCCGTCAACCTTCGGTGTCATTTCCGTTGTAAATGCTATCGGTTCGCTCTGTCTAATCAACACGCACGGGATGTGTTCATTATCGCCTGCTTTTGACCTAATTGTCATACATACCCCCCCCGTAATCGTCATGTTGTAAACATCAACTCCCATAATCTCACTTTTCATAAACTACCGCTTGCTGATTATCCCCCCTCGTACCTTGACTGTGTAGCTGCTTGATTCGTTAGTGCTTTCTCCAACACTTCGGGAAGCTGCTTGCCCCTCTTGTTCGCACGATTCAATATTCCCTGACACGCTCTTGAACTCAAAGAGTATCGGGGGGGCGGTGTTACCTCCAAAATCTGCGACAAGTGCGATTCTCTTTCTTCGTTGGGGAACTCCCCAGTATTGAGCATCGTGCAATCTCCAGGCAATAGAGAAGGGTGTTCCATCGTCACCCACTCCTTCGATGCACCCTGCGTAAGACCATCCCTTTTCAGGTATAGGAATATCGGGGACTTCCTTGACAACGACTTTACAGATTTCTTCGAGGACTGCTTTGAAGTCTGCTCCTTTGGGGTTTCCTGAACTGAAAGCTCCTGCGACGTTCTCCCATACCATGAATCGAGGTTTAATATGTCGAACATCGTAATCTGTCCCTTGAATTGATAATCTTCTTTTACTTTCATTACGCATCTCCTTAACTATTCTCATTTGTTCCATAAAAAGACCTGATCTCTCGCCTGCAAGTCCTGCTCGCTTTCCGGCAACAGACAAATCCTGACAAGGTGAGCCACCAGTGATTATATCTACAATAGGGACTTCGTTACCATGTATCTTTGTTATATCTCCAAGATGCTCCATATCTCCTATACCTTTCTTTGGAATATGCCGTTATTATATGATTTTATTACAGAAAAGTAAATACTTTTTTCGTAATCAAACCTCTCTGATCTTGATACCGTGGAAATAAAGCATCATTTTACGCTTCAAAACATATTCCTTAGTGCGAAAACCCTTTGAATCTTCAACAACCGTCTTGCCGTTGTACTGATAAACAAAGTCCGCTATGTAGCTGCACTCACGTTCGATGCACTTGCCTTTAACGATCTTCTCCTTGCCGGACTTTAATATCGTAACTGAATCAGGCTCGTATTGAGCAGGGATAAGCACGAACTTGACTTGCAGTCTAAGGTCGGATATTACCCCGCCTCTTTCGAGCAGTTCAAGCTCGCAGTATCGCTGATATTCGTGCTTGCTATCGAAAGTATGCCCGTCAGCCGTGATCTTTTGGGCGTTGTACTTCGTGCCATTTCTTCTCCAACCTCGGTATGGCATTACTCGTTATCTCCTTCCGCTTTCTTTGGCTCAAACTTACAAACGGGCAAAGCGCAAATTCCACACTCTCCAAATACAACTTCATGCTCACAATAATGGCAAGCACAATAATTTTTATAAAAATCAATTACTTCGCCGGATATTGCCATTAGTCCGCATCTCCTTTAACCCAATTAAACATACCCGTTTCATTATCTTTCCTGCATATATAAATTTCAGAAGTTGTCTTAATATCTTCGTCAATCTTATCGCCAAAACAGTTATAGTATGAGGTTTTTGTGGTTGTTTCTTCGACACAAAACTTATTCTGCGTTTTAGCATATAGCTTTTCTAAATCTGTCATTCTGTATCTCCTTCCACAGCCTTGCGTTCTAACCTTATCATGTAGGCAATATCACCACTTTCGTAAACTCTTACACCCGAAAATTTATCTGTGTCAATCTCAATCAATGACATACAATATTGATTGTCTGAGAACTGATCTTTTTTCTTATATTTGACAGTAGCATTTACTCTTATTACGCCATCCGGCACTTCAAGTGTTATCGTTCTCATTAGTGTTATCTCCTTCTTTCTTGCAACCTATCAGGTCGGCTATTCCTAAATGATCTTCGGCAAAGTGAACTGTCTTGTCGCTTGGGTATTGTTCGTCTTTCTTTAAGCCACAGGCACTCTGTATTATAAACTTCGTTGCCAAAGCCTTGCCCGTGAAACAGTCCTTGAACGCCTCACCGCACAATCGGCATTTGTAGATAAACACATATCTTTCATCAGCCATTAGTCTGTAACCTCTCTCGCAATAGTAACCTTCAAATCAGGATCGTTGTAATACTTTGTAAAAAGTCCTTCCGCTAATATCAAAGCCGTGTCTATTTCCATACCCTTTGCAAGCACTTCGTCAGCGACAATTACTGAAAACTTTATAATGCCCATTAGTCGTTATCTCCTTCCGCAAACTTTCGTTCCCGTTCCGCAACTTCGCATCTTCCGCAAGTCCAGGTATCACACTTCTTATTCGTGTACGGGCAAATGCCCTGGAAGTGTTCTCTGCCCCATTCGTCAGTTATTACCGCAACAAGTCCTTCGGGTAATTGCATAGGCTCAAAACACATCTCGAAGCTCGCATTACCCCATTCTTCCTTAAAGCGTTCTATCTGTTCTTCGCTTAACGGATCTTTGCATTTAATCGTGTACGATTCCGCACCTTCGTTCTGCAAAAGCTCGTAGCCGTTTATCAGGAAGTCATACACTTTGAGAATTTCATCATCCGGCAAGCATAAATCGCACTCCCCGCATCGCCTATCGCATTTTGAAATATCGCCCTGCCTGGCAATACATTCCCGCTCGGTTTTGAGGACTTTAAGTATCTGCTCGGTTGTCATGCGTAACCCTCCGTCGTTCCTATCTGTTCCCAACAAGCACCGTGATTCCCGTATTTGTAAATCTCTCCGTGCAGCGGATCTTCGTGTATCACTAAATCAGCACCGTACTGTTCTCTTAAATCGTCTAATGTGATCTCTTTTGCATCCGGCAAGTCAGGGAACAAATATATCTTTTCGCAAGTTCCTTTTTCCGTGTTTATCGCAAGGGTTATATCATCACAAAAGGCAACCATATCCACATGACAGTCAGGAGCTTGCTGATTGTTAGGCTTTTGCTTGTCAGGTTCGTTGCACCTTAACCGAAACAAACAGTTCCAACACCTTTTATCTTCGTTGTTCATTATCTTTTACCCGTGATTCGCTTGCATATCTCTACTATCGCCTGCCCTATGGTCGTCAGGATCATCAACAAGCCGAAGATAACCATTAGTGCCGGACTACGCAGCATAAAACTGATGATAAAGAAAACCAAAAATATAATAAATAAGACTTTCATTACTTTTTTAACTCCTTATAAGCATCTAACCACATCGTAAGCTGCATATAACACTCAGGGCATAAGTCAACATCGTTTGTTCTTTTTCGTGTTACATACGGATCTCCATGATTTAACACTCTCGGCTCGAAAATTGCCTTGCACCTGTCACATTGGTATACTTTCATTCCGCACCACCCTCACTCTCCAAAAGTGTCGAGCATACATCTGTTAATTGCTGATATTAACTCACTGCCTTTAACTGTGTATCTTTCTCCATTAACCTCTAATTCAACCATATCTCCGTGATTCCAATGATTATGAACACGAATAGGCATCTTTGCAGGTTCACTATAATCATTGATTTCTGCCGTTATTTTCATTCTTCCGCACCGCCTTTCTCAAATCGCTTGCATTTACCCGTAGCCTCACAAAACAATAGTGTGCCTGTATTTTTTGCTCGCTTAAAACACTCGTTGCACCTATCGTTTTTCCAACTCGTAGGAATAATATCTCCGTTGCTATCAAAGTCTTTTGGTCTTAAATGTGCTTTGTTGTTCATACCGCATCGCCTTTCTTATAGGGTTCAGGTAATGGTTGCCAAGCGATTACTTCAATATCAGCGTCAATAACATCATCAAAATTGTGGCTATATTCTGCTAAAGTGTCGGTACATAACGTAGACCACCAATACCATTGACCATTGAAATATACGCCTGTTGCTGTGAATGGTTTGTCCTTGATTTCCTTGTAATATGGTTCGGGATTGTGATTTATCCAAGTAATGTTTACAGGCTCTAAATCATCAGGCAATCTCTCGCTAACTGGAATCCACTCGCCTTGCGGTTTTACAGTTGCTCGTCCTGCTCTTACTCCATTAAAAAATGCAGTTCTATATGGAAAAAAACCACTTCCGCTTACTTTAACTGTCGGGGCATTGTCGATTACTTTCAGAGAATATCTCAAACCTATTGCCCATTTTTCATCAATAGGCATTTCCTTTTCAACTATTTCTTGTATCTTCGCTTTCAAATCTTCACGGCTTATAAGGTCACTCATTTTACACCTCACTTACAAGGTCAATGGCTGTATATTCTTTTTCACCATTAGACATTGGATAAACACACTTAACAGATAAAGTAAGATATTTGTAAGGCACTTCACTATACTTAAACTGCCCGACAAACTTTCCGTCAACGCCAAGTTTAAAATCAAAGCGAGTAGATAAAATTGGCATAAGGTCAATCAGTTTAAAGTTTTCATTCGTCATTCTTCGGTATCTCCTTTTTGTAGATAATGGGTTTGGGATCGCCGTTCGTTTTTTCTGTTTCTTCGTCAGGGTTCTTCCGTGAAGCCTGCGAATTGTAAAACGGATTATTCCTAAATCTGTTCATATCTACCTCACTTTATCGTCGCCAGGATAGCAGCAAAAACAATTCCTAATGCCATGCCTGCGCCCATTCCTACAAAAAACGCTACAAACGGATCATACATTGGTTTCACCTCTCAATTTAACACCGCATACAGGGCATATATCGCAAAACTGAAAGAATTTTCCGCAAATAGGGCAAGCCTTTAAAGGATTTTCACCAACTTTTTTATCCAAAAAAACCGCATTAGTTTTAATAAATTCCGAAAGAGAACTGATCTTTTCTGTCAGTTCATCAACTTGCTTTTTCAGTTCTTTTTCTGATTCCAGCGTCTTATTTAATTGTTCTTCGAGATTATCCATTTTTAGAATCCTCTGCCGCTATTTCGTTCCGTATTGCCATTCGTACCGCCTTAGAACGATTATCCTGACCTTCAAGCCATCTGATAATATCAGCATCCCTTTCCTTATCGAGAAGAAGTGTAAGCATCTTATGCGTTTTCATATACTTGTTCCTATACTTCTCGTCTTTCTTTAATTCGTTGTTCATAACACTACCTCAGATTTCAAAAGGCATATCCGGCTGTTCCTGAGTTGCTGTCTTTGGTGATTCTGATGCCGAACTGTTAGCGTTCTCGACAAACTCAGCTTCATCAACAACGATCTCGGTAACATAGACTGTCTTGCCGTCTTTATCGGCATAGCTGCGTGTCTGAATATTGCCTACGATACCGATACGACTTCCCTTATGGAAATACTTGTTGATAAACTCAGCGTTTTTTCCCCAGGCAAGACAACTGATAAAATCAGCCTGCCTGTTTCCGTCCTTATCCTTAAACTTTCTGTCAACAGCAACAGTAAACTGACAAAGTTTTGAGTTGTTGCTTGTTTCCTTGATCTCTGTGTCCTTAACCATGCGACCTACTAAGATTGCTTTGTTCATACTGCTTTTTCCTCCAAAAATGAATATCTTGCTATCCATGAGAACGATCCGTCAACATTCTGCACCTTTACGTCCTCTGTCTTAATCTTCATACCCGCCATTCTCAAATCGCTTATCCTTGATGCAAGGCGGTAAATGCCAAGTGATAACGCCTCCCGCTGCGTTATCGTGCCGTTGTCCTTGATGTACTTCACAACCTTTTCACACTGTGTCATGTTTTCCCCCTTACTTAATGATTACGCTCTGTGTTCTTTCAAGATGCGCTATGCCCGATAAGTCTTTTCCGGCTTTGATCGCTTCTTTTATTTTATCCTTGTCAACAGTAGGCTTTGGATATTTCAAGTAGGCTTCGGGAATGAGGTTAATGTCCTCGGCATCTATAATTGTTGATTCCTGATTATTCCTAACAGATAATGAGAAAAGCGAAGTTTTAATCTTAGGATCGTCAGGCTTGATTGCCAGGATAGCCATTTTCATAGCTTCTTCCATAGCCGTAACACGCTTCTCTAATGACTTCTGCTTATCATCAAGCCTTTTCTTCTCAGCCTTAATTGCTTCAATATCAGCCTTGAAGTTGGCTCTGACCTTGCAATATCCTTCGAGCTTGTATTCAATATCTTCTTTGAGATTAGCAAGTGCCTCGTCAAGCATCTTTGCCTGTTCTTCCGTGAGTTCGCCCTGCTCGGCTATATCCGAAAACATTTGAAACTCGCCTGTCAAATCGTAAATGTTCGGCATATCATACCTCCTTATACTTCAAACGGAACGTCGCCATAATCAGCAGGTCTTTCCTTCTCGATCTTCATATCTTCCGCATACTTCAACGCAAGTTCAAATTCTTCGTCAGAACTATCGCGCGTGAGTTTACAATGGTCAATGATCTTCTTCTGATCCGCTTTTGTAAACTTGTTCTTAGCGATAAAGTTGTAAAGTTTCTGCCTTGCCGGAGAACGATTCTCTTTAACCTCTGTCTTCTTTTCTTCCTTCTGTTCTTCTTTCTGTTCTACTGCTTTCTCGGTTTTAGGTTTTGGTTCTGCTTTGCTTGCTGATACCTGCTCATGGTATTCGTCTGAATCAGCGTCTTTTGTATCATCGAGAAGGAATAGAGCGTTGAGCGCGTACTTCCTGGCATAACTCGATGTAGCACCCGTCAACTGAGCATCATCCATACCCTTTTTATCGCTCGCTTCACGGGCGTAAGCAGTAACTTCAATAGACTGCTCATTATCGCAGTTAAAGATAGTCGCCGTTGCCTTGACATATACCCTTCCTGCAACCTCGACTATTTCATCGGAGATAACAGTAGCAACGCCATACTTCTTTTCGAGCGGTTTTAATGCTTCCTGAATACCCTCAGCGTTCCTGTAAGAGTAATTACCAAACTTGTTATACAAGTTTTTAGGCGCTTTGAGTTCGACCTGAATCATCATCAGCTTTTCCCTAAGCGTCAGTTCTTTCTTGCTTTCTGCCATTTTTAGACCTCCTTATCTCTTTGGCTTATGAGATTATTATATACTTTTGTTACGAAAAGTAAATATATTATTTCAAATTTCACTCGGCAAAAATCCTGATTGTAAGAGCGCCGAATTATCAGGAAGGCTTAAACCTAAAACTGTATCGACCTGCTTAATTGCGCCCGCCCTAAGTTTAATCTCATACGCTTTTCTGAATCTGTCAGCCGTATAGGTATCGTCAGAGTTCATCCGACGTAATTCTGATTCAAACTCATGTACGGTTTCGGATAGTGCAGGGTATTTTTTTAAGTCCTGGTATATCTCGTATCTTCCTTCGTACTCCCAACCCCCGCGATTAGATACGATTTCTCTGACAGTGTTCAAAGCGTTCTCAGGCTTAATCTTTGCGTTCGATACAACCTTATCGACAAGTACCACCGTCAGATCCCTTGCGCACTTAGGTGGATAATTGTTGTGGGCATAGTATTCAACGATCATGTTCTTAAACTGTTCGTCAGACAGTCCTTTTAATGCTGAATACCAAACCTTAACTTGAATCTCGTCCTGGGTATCGAAGTCAAAACCGATAAACCCCTTCTTTAATGCTGTCATGCCGGAAATAAAAGTTGCCTGTGATAACATTTATGTTCTCCTTCCTTATAATAAAAAATCGTCTATGTTTGCAGCAACGATCTCGTCAATTTTAGCCTGCTTTTCAGCCACTTCGTTTACGTCATTCCACCGTTCACCCCTAAGATAAGAAGCAGGATAGGGGATATATTGCCCGTTCAGCTTTTTCCAGTCTTTCGTCTGCTTCTTTTCTTCAACGTCAGTAATAATATCAGGCAATATCTTTTCGATGTTCTTAATCGCCTTAAATGCCTTAAACGCATCTTTCTTATTAGCCTTCTTCGGGTAAACTTCCCAAAAGCACGAAAAGAGAAAATTCAGCTTTTCTTCGGGGGATATAAGGGGGTTTTCTTTTTTAGTATTTTCTTCATTAGTATTTTCTATATTAGTATTTTCTATATTAGTATTTAATTGTGGTCGATTTTCTAACCCTTGATTTTCAGAGGTCTGATTTTCAGAGGTCTGATTTTCAGAGGTCTGATTTTCAGACACCTGAAAACCACCCCTCTGTTTTTCGTTTCGAGGCTGTTCGTAAAAGTCCCACTCGTACTCGATCTTCCCCGTTTCTGTTTCATTCGGGTTCTTCCTTGTAATAACTAAATAACCGTTGGTTTGGAGTTCCTTAATTGAGCTTTCTATTGCTGTTTTTCCTTCTTTGGATATAGATGCAAGTCCGGCAATAGAAAACTTCCAATCATCAGGAAGGGACAAAATCATAGACAATAATCCTTTTGCCTTTAACGATAAGTTTTTATCTTTAAGATGGTAATTTGACATGATAGTATAATCGCTTGTTTTGTTAATTCTGACTATCATAAAAGCCTCCCGAAAAATTAAACCCGACAGAAGTTGCAGTTTCTATCGGGTTAGCGGATCAATTAAGTTGTACCGAAGTCGCATCGTCTGCAACACCGATACAACTATCCTGATTATAATATTACAATTTCATAATTTCAATAACCTTATTTAGTGATAAACAGGTCAAATGGTTCTTTTAAAGCACTACATATAGCGATATAGTCCGAAAGTTTGATAGTGTCGCTCTGGTTCAAAATAAACCATAACCTATGGTATGACAGTCCGGCTGCAACTGCTAATTTGTTTACCGATATGTCATTGTCATAGATATAGTCTTTAATCTTTTTAATAATCACCTTATCATCCATATTTAACCTCCGTAATTATTCTGTTGTTTTAATATTATATGTGTCAATTACAAAATTGTAAACCACATGGCAAAGAAAAAGGGGAATATATTTCAATTCCCCTTCTTCCGAGTAAAGACACAAAACGGTCAAATGTGTTTAATCAGCATTTATCGAATTTATCTTCCTAAGAGTTGACTCGTATAATTCAGGTTGACTAACCTTAATTACCTTCATCAGTTCATTCATTATTCTCCAAACCTCTTTGGCGTTGCGCCCCGATATAGCCTGATATAAGCAAGAACCTTCGTATCTGCCTATTGTTATCTCTTTATTAATTCCATTGTTGGATCTTTGTGCTGATAACAAATGATCGTAAAGAGTATAAAAGACTGCGAGTTTTTCTGCGTTCTGAAAAGTCAGAGGTGCTTTTTCGAGTTCTTCAATCGCTTTAATCAGTTCGGATTCTGAAAACATTACTCTTTCTCCATTCGGCTGATGATATTTTTAATCGTCCTGCGTTCTTCTTCGCTTCCGGCTTCGTTCATCATTCCACGAAGCATCTCGATCTTTTCGGCTTTTTCTCCGTCGTCATAGGAATAGTCCCTGCGTGAATAGCGACCTCTGCCGTATCTCGCATTGGAGTAACCACCCTCGTTAGAGTAGCCACCCTCATTTGAGTAACCACCGTCGCGGGCGTACCTGCCAAGACTATCACGCTTTGCGTTACGTCCCCTGCCACGGGCATAGGAATATTCAGACATATCCCTGTCACCGTCCGCATAAGAATAGCCTTCGTCGGAATACTCGTCATACATGATGATCTTGCAAGTGTTCTTAATGGAATTAAGTAGTTTGTCAATTACTTCAAGGTTCGCTCCTGTAATTTCGCCTTTTTTAGTAATTTTCTTAACTTCTTCCATCAGCATTTCTTTCAGTTCGTAAAAATCGTGCATAACAACTTCCTCCTTCCTTATGCAATTCTTTCAACAGATATTGAAGCGTTACGCCTAATCAGCACCGAGGGTGTTGGTGTAACCGCAGGATCGTCCTCTGTTCCGTCAACGTATCTTCCCGAAACAGTCATACAGCATCCGCAAGGGATAGTGATTATCGCTACGGTATTGATGTGGGTATAATCTTCTACCGCAGCCGGAGTAACGATAGCCACGCTTTCGGGTATTGTTACCCCGTCAAGCGTAATTCCAAGAGCGATAGGTGTAACTGCACCGCCCGTCGGGATCTGTACGTTTGCTTGAAGCGTAACCTTGTATCTTGCAAATCTGTTAGAGGTATTACCTTTGAGAATAAGAATCCCAGGTGCAGCAGGAATGACATTACCTGCGTTGCAAGGAATAGAAACATTGTTAAACGGAATAGTACCGTTTAACGCAACTGTGTTGTCAGCCGTTGTTATATATTCTGACATAGGTAAATTCCCCCCTTAGTTGTAGAAGTTGCCGTTGCAACCGCAACCCTGATTCTGATTGCAGGTAAAGATAGGTGTCCTGCCGTAAACGGGAGTTGACGGAACAGGGCAATTAGAAAGCCTGTTATACAGAGCATCAACTTCATCAGAGAAACCCCTCTGAATAAATGCGTTCTGTGCCGTCTGTGAAGCTGCAAGGTTAGCCATAGTAAGCTGACGTTCAAGATCAGTAATCTTGTCGTTCTTCGCATCAAGTTCAAGCTGACAAAGTTTGTCAAGAATAGCCTGCGTACCGTTAGACTGACTCTGAATAATATCTCTTGTGTTATTCGCATCAGCAAACCTTGTAGCGGCAGACTCACTCTGAATGATGTTCTGTGTCTGACAGGTAGCCAAACGCTGATCGCAGCAGCAGGCGGCGAGCTGCGCCTGTGTGCCGTTAAAACCTGCGTTGATAGCGTTCTGCAAACCGAAAGCGTCTGCATAGCGTTCATCTGTACGTTCGAGAAGCCGTTACAAAGCTGAGTGGAAATATCACCGATGCTATCACGGATAGACGTAATGTTGCTGTTAAGCATCTGATCCCTAAAACCGTCAGAAGTAATTTCTGCCTGATTCATCCAGGGATAAAGACCGCCTGCACCTCCGTTTCCACCGCCGTAGCCGTTGCCCCAACCGCCGTTACCGAGAAGCAGGAAAAGTAATATCACCCACCAGCCGTTACCGTCGCCGAAGCCAAAGCCTCCGTCGTTTCTGTTACCTACGACAGCAGCCAAATCCGCTGCTGACATCTCTCCAGTAGTTAATGACAATTTAATCATCTCCTTTACTAAAAATTTTTATTTCCACCGTTGCAACTAATGAAAAACGAATTAAAAATCTAACCCCAACTTTTTAATTGAGTTAGGCGTAATTAAAATCGAGTTAAAAACTGAAATAAAAGTTTGAAATTTGCAGTTTTATTTCAAAAACTCGGATAGTATTTGAAAAAATTACATAAAGGGTTTTAACTGCTCATAAAGCTGATTAGCCTTTTGAGCGCATTGATTTACCTGCGACTGACTTACCTTGCCAGAGTTAATCATATTCTGAACAATCTGCTGAGGGTTGCCGTTGAAGCTCTTTTTGAATTGAAGAAACTGCTGAATCATAGGGTTCGCAGGTGCTTTACCACCTAATCTTTCATAAAACGGGTTTGCCATTGTTCTTTACCTCGTCGTTCTTAGGCTTTCTCATATTCTTTATTGTCTGCCTTACGTCCTCTTTAAATTTGTCAAACTCGGAACGGGAAATGTAATCAGGCGTTTCAGACTTTGCAACAACCGATTCCGTGTGATGCGCCGTTCTTTCGGTAATATCGAAGATGCGTAAAGGTAAGGGCATACCGCTCTGATCTACGCTTTTCATATACATAACGGGTTCTTCCCTATCCATAAGAACAACTGTCTGCCCTGCACCCACAGGAAACGATTTAGCGGCGTTCTCACCTAAAACCCAAGTAATTCCATTCATAGAGTTTTGAGGGGCATTAGAGGGCATTTGTGGGGCTTGTAGAGGCATCTGCTGTTGTGGCTGCATAATAGGCATCTGATTAGGGTAATACTGAGGAAAGTAAGCATTGTAAGCCATCGTTTATATCTCCTTTTTGTAGTAATAAAGAACAACCTCGTCGGAAGAATCCCAGGAGTCATACACGTTTCCGTCCTCGATACAACAAACGTGATTCTGACAAGCAAGAACGTATTTGCCTTTCGGATGTTCCTTAGCAAACTGACCGACAGTAACGCAATTAGGGCAAACAGAAGGTATCATGTGTTCTTCAAAACCGAACTTTTTCAAATACATTCCCCAAACATAATTAGAAGAAGGCATATCCTTGAAGGCTAATCCTTCCGCACATAATCCGATATATGTGTCAGTCCAGGTCTGATCCGTAGCCTTGCTGACTGCACGAATAGCGCAGTCACCGACACGTTTGTTGCTCGGATTATTGTTGAAAAAAACATAAGCCATAGGGATATACCTCCTATGCCTAAATTTTGGCAAAATAAAAGCACCCGCAAAATGTCTTGCGAGTGCCAATTTACTGACATTTTACTGACATCAGATATGCTTAAACAATATATCTTCTGTCTTTGAAATGATCCTTATAACTTGCCTTTCGGATATTACAATCTTCTCGTGTTCATAAAGATATTCTACTGTTTGAGAATAAGTTAAACCATCAATTAAGCGGAGTTTTAATATCAGCCTGTCACGTGCTGAATGGATCCAAGTATCAATAGCGTTCTGAATATCATTATTGCTAATATTATCCAGATCAACGCTTCCTTCTGCAATCATTACAGTAATCAGTGCCCATAAGCTCCGATAATTTGCAGCTGTCAGCTGACCTTGTGTCCCAGTTATTGACTTTCATTCTGGATCCTTTCAAGCTGTCTTGTGATCTTCTTCTCAGACCAATATTTATAAGCTTCATCTGAATGCATAATAAATCCAATAAAATGTTGATCTAAAAGATAATCTATTTGTTGCAAGAGAATCTTTACATCTGTAATTTCTTCATCAAGATTTTCTAATTTGCCTGTACGTCTATATTTGCTGACCGCCTGTATCAACTCTGCACATTCTTCCTGCAACATATTAAGCTGTTCATCAAGCCCATAGTGATCTGCTATCTGCTTCAATCGTTCATCAATCATTCTTTATAACTCCTTGTATTCCACTTTTCGTCTGCTTTCTTATGAGCATCCTTGTCATACCACTCTGTATCACTGATAATTCCACCTACATAATGGATCGGAACACCGGTGTTTATTTTTCTCTGAACTAATCCGTTGAAGTGCATATAGTAATCACATACATCACAACCTATTTTTATCAAGCGATCACATGATGCTTCATAAGGTTGGGACCCACAGAACGGACATGGCTTAAGATCGTTTCTTGTTATCTTATCCATTTACCACACCACCTCTCATCTTTACTCCACAGTTAGGACAAAAATTGCTTTGCACCTCATAATACTGACCGTCGGATTCTTCTTCATATAAAGCATAATGCCCACATTTATTACACACATGTTCATCAAACTTATTACCTATCCACTCGCCTTGCGGTCTTTCTTCTAATGATTTGATAGCAAGGTGAAGAGCCTGTCTTTCTTTTCGAGTTGTTCTGTCAAAACCATTAAAGACAATACCTTTCAAGGTTTCGATAACTTCTTCATTTGACATATTATCTGTTGTCATTTCATTTGTCATTTTCTTCTTTACCTCTTAGTTTTGCACCGCAATTACCGCAAAATTTATCGTCTTCCCATTGCCTGACATATGAGCAAAACGGACATTCGCCATGTTTGCCCCACTCGCCTTGCGGTCTTTCATTCTTTCCTTCTTCATACCCCGTTTGATAAGCCTCTTGATAAAACGGATATTCAACTGGCTTGGTATTGTCGATTACTTTCAGAGAATATCTCAAACCTATTGCCCATTTTTCATCAATAGGCATTTCCTTTTCAACTATTTCTTGTATCTTCGCTTTCAAAGCCTCACGGCTGATTAAATCGTTGTTGTTTTCCTTATTCATGTGCATCCTCTCCTTTAACCATCTTATATCCGCACTCAGGACAATACTTGCTCATTCTGAATCTTGATTTGGTATTACAGTTCGAGCAGTAATAGCTGTAATGCGATTTATCCTCTTTCTTCCTTATCCAATATGCAATATCCTTATTCGTTGTCTCTTCTTTAGTTTTCTCAAACAACTCTTTAAGTTCCTGTGAATAAATAATAATGTCAAGATACTCAATAAGGTGGGTATGAGCCTGAGCATAAGCTGCAAAAGTAGGACTATTCTTACCTTCACAAGTTTTCTTCTTGTGTTCCTCGATTTTCTCATTTAGGAACTTCTTTATGATATTCGCAAATTCAAGGTAATTCATTTCGTCACCAATCCTTCTTGAAGTCCGGCACGTTATCAGGCTTAATACTATCATCGTGGATCTCGATAACCCTGACATTGTTCTTATTTTTCAGAGCTGCTTGCAATCTGAAATTCTCTGTCCTCAGCTTTGCTATCTGCTTTTCCTGTATTCTGATAACCCCGTTAGTGTTGTGGATATATCCAATAAGGCTAATGATTAAAGCGACTAACGAAATAAAGGCAAAAATGTAAATAAAGTCCATGTTTCACGCCTCCTTATACTTTACAAAATACAGACTGTTGCTGATTCTCCCAAGCGAGATAACCTTGTACTTACGGCTATCTCGCATCGCATCGGCAAACTTATACATTTCCCTCTGATGCCTGAAAAACTTAGTGCTTTCTCTGATTACTGTTTTTTCCATAGACTTTTACCTCCCTGCTATGTTGCAGTTATTATATGCCTTAATTACATTTTTGTAAATAGCATAAATGAAGAAAACCACCTAAAAAAGGTGGTTTTCCATTTGGGGGGATAATAACAATGAATCACAGTGCCTTACTGCTATTATACATTATTATTTGTAAAAAGGTCTGCCAAATCCCAAAAGGTATTTATAGGTAAGATAGTTAAACTTTCTTCTTTTCGTAGCGTTATGTACGTTGCCTTCCTCTGATATACAGGTGTGACTTTTCGTATCTACGCTGATGATCCTGCCTGTATGCGTCGGTTTTGAAGCCTTCTTACGCTTAAAATCGAAGTATGCCTGATCGCCGAGTTTTGGCGTGCTACCCTTTTTATACCAATGCTTTTTAGCCTTGAACCATTTGACAGCTTGACGGCAGCCTGCGGTAGTCGTATAACGTCTGACGGTTTTCGTAACGAAGTCGATTGCCACATTCATAGCCTGACACCATGCTTTTTTCTTCACGTTGAACTTGATGCCCGTGCATCTTGAATAAGGATTCCCGACCTCTTTTTGCGCACGACCATTACGTTCGCTTGCACCATTGAGAGATTTCGCCTTATTGACGCTTTTGGTTACTGACGCGGAAGCCATATCAAGATACCTCGCCGTTAGTGTCTTCCTCGTCAAGCGGTAAATCTTCTTCGGTTTCCTTCTCGTAGTATTCCTCTTTCGTGAACTGCTGATATACCTGATTAATACCCGTTGAAGCGAAGCCACTGACGATACCGATAGCAAGCGCCATAAGCCAATTATCAGCAGGGATATATCCAGGAATAGTCTTATACACGATTACCCCAAGCGCACCGCCTACGAAACCACAGATAATCGGGATGAATTTGTTGAGTGTTTCGTTGTTGATAGCCTTGAAAGTAGCTCCGACAAGATAGCAAAGTACGACTATTGCCGGGAATGCGATGAATCCTAAATCGTTCATTTTTCTTCTCCTTCCATTGTGAAAAGTATTATTGCTAATGCCGTTACAAAACCTGCAACGATCATTACCTCAATTATTTCCTCGATCATTTCTTATTACCAGACTGACTTAATCCCGTCATAAGATCGTCGAGCCTATGATGTGCTGACTTTGTTGACTGTTCTACGATAACAAGTCTTTCTCGCAGGTCGTCAACATTCGTTGCGTACTTATCTATTTTCTTTTCTAACTGTTCTATCCTGTAATTTGACAATTTGTTGGAAACCAAGACTCCTGTAATAGAGCCTGTAATCGTTCCTACAAGGGATATAACAGCAACCATGATTGCGGGATCATCCATTTTTTGTTACTCCTTATACCGTCGGATAAGCCACGTTGAAATATATACGTCCGTTTGCCGAATTGCTTGAAATGAAATTGATTTTGCCTACGCCCGTACTTGCGTTGACGTTTACAACGCCATATGCCGTATTGTTTAAGACAAAAGGTACGCTGAATGAATTTATAGGGCGATAACCTGCCGGAAGTGTGAAAAGCGTATCATTTGCGTCGTGCGTACCCATCGTACCCTGATAGTTCATATAGACAACATCGTTCTTTTTGTAGAATTTTGTATCGCCGCCTACCGAGCCTACGAAAGTAACTTGCGACGTAAAGTTTACGGCGGTTTCAGGTGTGGGCGTATTAATCAGGTCGTTATAATCGCCCGTTTCCGCTACATTCGCAAGGTTAGGCGTATCTTCAAGGTCGTCATACGATATATG